GAATTAATTAAATTTTATCTGCCTAGAAGATAGTTATCGGCCCTGACCAGGTACGAGGCGAATCTAGCAACTCTGGATAATACCCGGAGGGGACGCTCGGCTTTAGTGCACGAGGCCCGTGCAATTAGCACCGCGGTCAATAAACTGGTGCGACAAACCATCCCATCTATTAGGAGTTCCAACATGGATAAGATCCTGAATCCGGTGCTTGCGCCGTTTTCCTCCGATCGCGCCTCGAAGACCTCTCCGGCCGGCATCGCCGTCGCCTACGGACTCATTGGTCTGTTGGTTGGTGTGCTCGTCCTGAAAGACTAAGGCATGAACGGTGGCCAATCGCAAGGATCCCTGGCCCAACAGAATCAGAACACTCGGCGTTTCCATCGGGTTTCTGTTCCTCTCTTACGGCTGTGGGATTCTCTCCACCGACGCGTGCGCAGTTCTGTCACCGGTTGCGGTAAAGGTCAAATCATCGATAGCTTTGCTGTGTACATACGGACTGATAGGCTACGGCATCGCGTCGCTCATCCACGTGTGAGGTAATCGCATGAAATTCAACCGTAAAGGGGTCCTCTCGCTGGTGGGAGCCGCTTGTCTGGTGATCGCCGGGTTGGTAACTCACAACCCCGCCCTCATCGCGACTGGCGTTTCCACCGCCACCGAAGCGGTCCAAACGGCCCAGTAATGGGTTTCTTCAAGTCAATCAAGAAGGCGATCAAGTCGGTAGTCAAGGCTGTGGTCAAGGTAGTGAAAGCGGTAGTGAAAGCTATCGTTTCCGTGATCAAAGCTGTAGTGAAGCTGATCAAGAAGATTGTTTCTGTGATCCTGGATTTCATATCCAAGATATTCAGTAATATAGGAGTGATCCTGCTCCTCATCCTTTTGGTCATCTTCGCATGGTTCCTGTTTCCTGCGTTCGCCGCGTTCCTTCAGTCCGCATGGGCGTGGATCGTCAACATCTTCTCCACCGGCTGGGCATGGGTGGTTAAGACCGCAGGAGCTGCGTGGCAGGCTATTACCAGCTTCGCAAGCACGGCGTGGGGTTACATTACCGCGGCGTGGGAGTGGATTGCTGGTGCCGTCGGTTTCATCTGGAAAGGCTTATCCGGCGCCGCAGATGCGGTGTGGGAAGCAGCTAAAGAGTTGGGCTCGGCAGCTGGTGGCGTTTTGAGCGGTGTTTGGGACTTCATCAAGGAGAATCCCGAACTAATCGCTGGCGGCGCTGCTCTTGCATGGCTCGGCAAGGATGGCTTGATCCTAGTTGGCCTAGGTGTTGCCGCGTACTTCCTACTGAAGAGCTCTGGTTCTAAGGGTGGTGGTCGTGGTGAACAGAAGGTCGTAATCAACACAACAGGGGAAGCATATGCTCCTTCGCCGTACCGCACAGGTAGTGGTGCCCCCCGGATCGCCTAGCGCGATCGTAACGGGGCAGACCTTGAACGTGCTCAGGAATACCGTAGGTAGTCCTCAGTACAACAAAGGTGCTCAGCTGCTCACAGGCTGGGAAACAGAGGCCGACGGCCAGACGGTCAATGTCCAATCGTTCGAGCAAAAGTGGGGCGACAGTACCATTTCGTTCGTCGACGGCGGTCGTTTCATCGCCGAACTGAACAGCACCACGACGAGCACGACTCGTTTGCCGTGCATGCCTCGCATGATTCACGTGCCGGGCCAGTTCATCGCAAGCACATCGCCATTGGCGATCGACATGGCCGAGGAAGAAGATCAGATGATCAACGTCCTCCGCCAGGCGGGTTTCACGGTCACCGAAAACGACTTCTGGAAACTACCGTGTTATGTCTATCGGATGACGAATCTCACCGTGAAGAAACTGTTCGGTGACGATTTCGCTCCTCTGTTCGACTTCGCACGCATGTTCCGTCGCTACGGTCCAGGCGAACTTATGCTGCAAGCCCTGCAGCATGATTCCGACAAACGGCATCTGATGTCGCTGTCGGATATCGTCGGCGTCAAAGTCGAATCTGCTGGCGACGAACTCGGCACTCTGCTGGACGCGTTGGAATTGGGTTCGTTCACCGAACTGGTGAGCTTGCTCAACATGGTGAACGCCATGACCTCCATGCGTTTCGCCAAGGTGTTGACCACCGCTAAGGACGAAGCGGGCGTCGGGATGACGCTCTACTATGCCATGATGGACGCTGCCTATCTGTGCAGTCTTCCGCTGGACATGGTGCAAGCGTTCGGTGCGGGTGACTCGACCGGCAAGGTAACGCTAAACACCTTCGAAGGCGTGGTAATTCCGCAGCTCGAGATCCAGATACGGGAGGAGGATAAGATCCATATTCCTACTCTCCGTTCGATTACTGCAGGGGCTTACGAGTCCATGCAGAAGGCTCGGCTCCTGTACCGTATGATGCTGGTTGTGCGGTTTATGGAGTATCGCGGTTACCCGTTGACGGTGGACACTACCCTCAAATCAACTGACCGGAGGCAGTTCTTTGAACTGTTGATGTAATGGAGGAATTCTCCGTACCAGAAGGCCACACGTTTCCACGTGTCGGCGAGGGCGCCGGGTTCACCCTCGCAGGCTTCGCCGCCTGTCTCACCGGCAACAAATCCACTCAGTTCACGGAGATTCGTTCCGTGTGTGGTTTTCAGGACGACGATGATCTGATGGAAGTCGTCCTCAACCCGAACGTAGTGACACGCATCTGGTTCTTCCAGGCTGCGTCGGCCTACATCCAGAAAGGCGAAGAGCATTGGACAGTCAAGTAGTTCCATCGTTGCTGTCGTTGGGCGTCGGTGGACTTGCGGGTTACCAACTCGGCAAGAACTCTGTCGCTCAACCGGAGGTCGATCCGACTTCGGACGCGGCCACCATCGCCGGCTTGAACCAGCGCATCGCGCTTCTGCAGGCTCAGAGTGAGGCACAAGCGGCGCTTGTTGCAGCCATGAAGGACCAGTCAACGACCGGTCTGGCTGTGCAGGCCCAACTGCAGGCTCAGATCAATGATCTGAGTTCGAAGCTCTCTGGGCAGCAGGTCACGTTGTTCAACAACTTCCCCGCGGTATTCGGGACCGGCGACCCGGCTGTTGGTGGTTGGATCAAAGGTCGTGATGGCCTTCTGATCAACCGCGTGCTGCCGAACTTCATTCCAATGAAGTCGCTGATCACCACTGTGACCGGTTACGATAAGACGTGGGCGACCACTTCTATCGCTATCTCGGACATCACGACGAAGTTGGCGGCGTGGCCGATCACTATCGGCCGTTCCGTGAACAACACCCTGCGTGTGTCTCACTTCAACGGCATCTTCGGGTCGATGGCGACCATCCTCAACTTCGCTGAGGAAGTGGCCGACGATCCGGACTTTACGTGTTCCGCGTCGATCTACGACAATGGCACCTATCACGCCTCGTGTTTGGCAATTCCGATCGGTCGTAACTCGTTGATGCTGCTTCCTGGCACCATCGTGAACGTTCCGAGCGGCTACAACTACGAGGACTGGAACGCCAACATGCTGAAGGACTGCACACGGGCAGCTGCGTCGGGTGGCATTGCTATTCCGACTCTGGCACAGCGTGGGTCGTACATCAGCGGTCGTCAGGGTATCACCCTGCAGTTGAGTCACCGTACGGCGCGCAGCCTGACGCTGCGCAGCTGGAACATTGTGGCGCATCCACTGGCGCAATGGCAAGAGACGTGGCGTATGAACCTGACCGATCTGGGGGACACCAACTCCCGTCGCCAAGGGGCAACCAGCGTAGTCACCCGGATGAACACCAGCCTCACGCCGAAGTTCTTCCGTCCGAACGATCAAGGTGATTACGACACTGTCGACGTCACCCAATCGTCGTACATGTAATGCTGACCGATACGGAGGTGGAGTGGCGTGATGCGTTGGTGGCCAAAGGCTGTCCACGTACCGGTGCCAACGCGCTTGTGTTGGCCGGCATCCGCACTATGGAGTGCGTCAAACATCATTCTCTGGATGGCATCCAGGGTGTCCATGGTGTTGGGCCGCAGACCATGAAATGGGTGTTGGAACAACGTATCTAAGGCTACATTGGCCCCTGGGGGAGCGACCTAGGGTGAGAGAGGAATCTCTATAAATATTCCGAGCCGCTAACGCGGCTCCTCC